CCTACTTGTTCTTACCGCTTCTGTCAATAGTTGGGAATTACCAATTTTTGCGCTTCTTGCCCCTGCCCTCGACGCTTTTTTTAAAGTTAGTCTTGCGGACGGAACCCCTTTAATTGCCGAACAAACTCTTGATTTTTTGACCACTTGGGGAAGAATTTATGCTAAAGCACCTCATGTCAAAACACAGCTTCAAGAACTTCAATCTCTTAGTAATAATCTATTAGAGCAAGTAGATGACTCAGAGTTAAAAGCTGAATGGTCAGAGGGAATTAATATATTTTTTGAAGAAGCCAGTACAACCAAATATTCCGATAGTAATGTTTTTTCTGATAGTGGAGAATTGATTAAAAAAATTTATTCGTTTTTGGATCGTGAAAAGTTAGAATAAGTTTACACAATAGAGGAGGATTGATTATGTCCTGGTTAGATAGATTAAAACAAGAGAAAACGGAGCTTGAAGAAAGGCTAACTGCTTTAAACAAGGCGTTGGAATCGCCACATGAAAGCATTTCATTAGAGCAACTAGCTCTTTTGGAACAGCAATCAGAGGCAATGCAAACGTATTTAGATATTTTGGTAAAGCGTTTATCGTTAATAGAAAGCGCCAATTCAAAAATGAAGTGCATCATTATTTGATCCTATTCCATATAATACCTCAAAAGAGGTTCGATAGTCAAGACATTTTCGAGGACGATGATTAATTAATTCTACAGCTTTTTAAATCGGCGTAGTCCCTGTCACAGTTAAAATCATTAAGTATGATGGAGAGTTTAACTTAACGAGGTGTCTATCATGTCCACTGCCCGCCATATCCTAGCACTTCTAAAAAGTCATGTAGAAGGAGAAGATCAGCAATTTTATTCTGATCCCCTACAGATGGCTGCACACGAAGCAAGACAAGGACATGGTAAGTTAGCCCAAGAAATTTGCGAATTAATTGACCAAGCAAAGGCTAGTAAATCGGTTATTGAAAAAAATCTGATCCAATTCCCTTAGTACAATCAAAATACAAAAGAACAGAAGATATATTTGATACAAAAGTATCCACAGTGACACTTGATAAACTGTCACACTTCGCCAACACCTGTCGAGAGAATCGATCTATATTAGAAAAGTAGTCAAAACAAAGAAGACAAATCAAATGAATACAACATTAGTAAATGAAAAAATGCTAATGGGTCGTAATGATTTATTAGACGAGTCGAGAAAAACTCAAAAAGTTAGAATAGCGTGGCATTTTCCCAAAATTGAACTGGCAGAATTTATAGATCGTGAAAAAGAATTATCTGGACACGGAGAATGGTTTGATTATAGCGAAATAGCTACTCTTGAAGCTTGGGTTCGTAAAATGAATAAAGAATATGACGACATATTCCATTATCTTCAATTTTGTGAGAAATAGCTTGTAATTATGCCCCTAAAATTACATCTCGCTAATCCCACTATGTCAGGCGATAATGGTCTTGATTCCAGTCAAATAATCGTTGCCAGTGATTCTTTAAAAGGCACTGGATAGCTTGAATTTTGAAAAACTCGTACTGTGTAAGCCGATTGGACTGACCCCCAATCGGCTATTTGTTGTGCCTCTGTGTAAACGACGCTTCGGGCTGACAATACTGACCATTCTCGTTTTATTGTGTTTCCATCGTAAATTCTAACTACATAGCTGTCCAACTCTCCTGCTGCGTAAGCAATATCAATATAGTCGATCCAACGACCATCTAACCGCGTCCGTCGATACCAAGTAATAATTAAATCGTTGTTATCTTTTTCCCCTCTTACAGCACAAGGGAAGGGCTTTAATCCTTCTAAGGTGATTGTGTGAGAGACTTCCTCCTCTATATCAGTTTCAAGTAATCCATTAGGAACTACTTTTAATAAATATTCTCGATTAATATCAGAAAGATTTAAGGGGTATCGAACTAAATAATTAGTTAGTAACACGAATTTTTCTCCTATTATATGCCTAGAGATAGCCGGTTCAGTTCCTTTGACTCCACGAATTGTATATGAAATATCAAAGGTTAGGGGATTGTTGGACACAATAGCAGCATTTTTAAAAGCTATAATTTCTCCAGTAGAAAACCAACCTAATTGTTTGCCTGATAAAAATGTTTCAAGGGTAACTGGCTCTAATTGCCCTGAATTCATGCTTACTCGTATCCAATTTGAATCGTCAATAAAACTAGGAGAAGCGTTGTTAAAATTTGGGGAGAAGCTTAATACAGTACCAGTTACGCTGTTGGCAACATTGCCAATAGCAAAATCATAGCTTAATCCGTTGTCATCAGAATAAAATAATGCTCCTCTGTTAAAACTAGAGTTACCTTCAATCGCCACATAAATTCCCATGTCTGCATCTCGGCTACTAACTATTGGGCATTCAATAGGAATAGCGTTAGCGCGTCCGTAGGGACGAGGAATGTTATTGTCTGGTGGAAATTCGTTATAGGGACGAGGAATGTTATTGTCTGGTGGAAATTCGTTATCTACAGGAATATCTGGTAAATATCCTACTCCTTGAAATCGAGTAGCTTCAATTTCAATTAAATAATTTACTCCTCTTACTTTCTTTGTAATTTGCATCAATTCTTGATGATAATTGTTATTATTATCAGTAAAAATTATATCCCCAACCTTTAAATTTTCCCATGCTGGTAATAAAAACATTTTTGAAAAAGTTTTTGATTGCGTTTTCCCTAAAAAAAGAATTTTTGAAGCAATATTCATGAAAAGCATATCTATATCTATTAGCTTAGTTTGAAAACTAAGCTCGTTTGTGTGAGTATCTGATGGGTCTTTAGCTACTGCGGTAATAGTTTCATAATTTTTTAAAACATTTAGCCCAGATACCGTAACAGCACTAGGGGTTTCTCTAAAATGAGTCAGTTTTTTTTCATTAAGGTCAATAGGATTTTCTCCAAATTTTTTAGACCCAAAAGAGCTTTTAGGGATAAAAATAGGATCAGATGATTGTTCTTGTCTTTTAAAAATGATTTTATCTTTTGGCTCCCCTGTCACAATAAAAAAAGCTCTCATAAGTTCTTCTAACTGATCAGCAAAAGATGTCCCATCAAACAATAAATCAAATCCTTGAATTTGGTAATCATTAGGAATATCAGTTACGTCAATTTGATCGTCTGTTCTACCAGCTAATTTACAAATAGTTTTCAAAATATCTTTTATTTTTGGATTGTTTCCACTTTCTCCAATCACTTCAACATCAATAGTAGGAAATCCAGTGCCGTCGTAATTAGCAATCGGATAATTATTAAAAAGTAAAAAAGACATTCCAGTAAAAGCAGGTACTGGGTTGGATTCTTTTGATTGAATAACAGAAGATGGTGTAGTTTGATTGCCAGTATAAATAGTTGTGTGTTCAATAAATTTTAGGCTTTTTTCGTCATTGGTTTCAGAGTTGTAAACAAGGACGCTATTCATCCAAACTCGCCTAACAGAGCCAATTTTTCTAGCAATTGGATAAGCGGCTGTCAAAAAATAAGTGTAAACTTCGGTAGTTTGCCCACCACCACCACCTTTTCCGCCTTGTCTTTCGGACGTGACGACTTCCTTAAGAGGAATCCCCCACATCATAGTTAGCCCTTCTTTCCTCACCCTTCCAAAAGGATAGGATAGGCTTCTGCCGTATTCAGCATCGGGAACACCAGTATCCTCAATTTTTCCTTTTTGTTGGGTAGGGGGTTTAGGAGCAAATAGAGATAATAATAGATTAGCTCCGATCCCTATTGCTACGGGAATGAGAAAATTAGCCACGGCTTTTTAAAAGATAGTATTTTTTCTATTCTAAGTGGATTGGGCTAGATTTGCACTAGCGTGGAATCACTCTACAGATTTACAGTCTGCCGCCTTCGACTACTCGGCCACCAATCCTTGTTTAAATTTATCTTACTATACTTCTTAATACTTGTCAATCATATTGGTTTTTGATTTTCTTGATTCTTTTGAGATTCTTGCAAATTAAGAAGTTGAAGCATTGCTTCTCCTGCGTCTTTACGCGCCATGTTACAAGTCCAGAGTCTTTGTTCATTGCGCTTGATAATGATAATTTCTGTATTAGAAACTAAACAAACTAAATCATTTTTCTGTTTTATTAGTTGATTAATAGCTTCTAATTTTTGCTTTTGTTCTAATTCAGAAACGGGTTGAGGGTTTTCTCCATACTCTTGCGTGGAGAAAACAACAGCTAACATAACACTTTTTGTTTCTTTAAACTGAAAATGAATAATCTGCCAACTAAATTCACCATCAGGCTCTAATTCTCGATTCCAAATATTTAGAAAGGTTTCTA